AAGAACTCGGATATCTTCGCATGTGCATACATGAAACGGAGATTATGTCCTGCACCTTGTGAGGTAGCCGAGGAATAATATCGATACGCATAACCGGGATCTGAGAGAGGAGTCACCTCCTCCCTGTTTAGACCGTATGTAATATCTTCTTCTCCTTCATCTCTAAAGCATTCGGGTACGAGAGTTATCTCTCCCCCTTTTATCCAATTCATGCGCTCTTCCCAAGGAACTTCATCATTTTTATACACAGTGAATCCATGTCCGCTATCGGGTCCGGACTTGGTTACATTACACATTATTCTCCTCTTATAGTGAGATACATCTTTCCCTACTCTATCATCCTCAAGGAGGATTTCATGGGTTTTAAAGACGCAATCATCAGCACAGCCCTTCTTTGGTATCTTTCGACCGAAGTAGCAGTTGTTGTGCTCCCTTCGCCAACAGAGATGGTTGAACATCTCTATCATTTCAGGGAACCCACTCACATCACACTTCAATCTAAATCCTAAATCCTCCCCCGAAAGGGAAGACTTCTTAACCTCAGGCCTATGCTCCCGAATCTCACTTTCAAATCGATCCTGATAATCTTCTGGCAGATATTGACAATCCTTGAAAGTCCCCGTAAGCTTTGCAGCTTGAAGGGACTGACTATCATGTCGGTCACATCCAAAGGGTGTTTTCTGAACCCCGGTCACAAGACCTAGATTAACATAGGAAACGACTTCGAAATAATCCGAAGAGGGAATTCTCCTAAACAAGCAACTATTCACTGTACAGAAGTCACTAGACACATAATTCTTCCCCACACTCTTCTCAAGACCAGCATCGCGTATTACGCGTTCCCATAACTCCACAAGTTCAGGAGTTGCCATAAAAAGGATATCGTCCCCGTTAACGAGGACTGGCAACTTATGGATGGGAACCTTCTTACCTATCACCCTTTCGAGGCAATATCGATAGATGGCTATATTGAAGGCACAAAGAAAAGGAAAGCTGAAGCGGGACCCCATTAACTGTCCATTTGTCATCTCAAAAGCATCAGGATATTCATCTAACCCGGATCGGGAATAATCGATGACCTGGTCTCCCAGATTAAACGCAAGAAGTGCCTTTACAAAAAGGTCACTAGTACATGCGTCTGCTAGGGTTTTGGAGAGATCTAGATGACAGGAGTCTGTTGCCCCAGAGAAGTCTCCTGAGAGCACCAACGGGTGCTGCCCTTCAAGAAACCAATCCGGACACAACTTCTCCGTACATACGACGAGTCTATTTATGTCCTCCACTTCAACTGGCCTTCCAGTCAAACAGA